CGTGCGGGAATTGTTGCAACGCCGTTTAATCCTGATAAGTTTGGTGATAAGATTGCACGCGTTCGATTGGTGACTGACTTGATTGAAAATGGTAGGGTGTGGCTACCGGCGATGAAGCCGTCATATGATGAGTTGAGGCCGTGGGCGCGTGACTTTATGGAACAGTGCGTGCAGTTTCCGGCGGCGGATTCGAGGGACTGGGTTGACACGATGACTATGGCATTCTTGCGGGTTAAGCAGTCTGGTTGGGTACACAATACGGAAAACCCGTATGAAGAGGTATATGACGTACCGCTTGAACGCGCTTCGTTTTATTGATAGGAGGCATAATGGCCCGCAAACCGATGACACTCGAAGACACACTACGCCCTCAGTTTGAGGGCATTGGTGGCGTTGATGTTGATATGCCTGAGGGCGACGCAGAATACGAAATTGAAATGGGCGGCCCTGAGATGGTCGATGGCGCTGAGATCACCGAACTGGATGATGGTGGCGTTGAGATTGATTTTGATCCTTCGGAAGACGAAGAAGACGAGATCAAGCACGAGTCGAACCTTGCGCTGTACATGGAAGATATGGACCTGACGGGACTGGGCGAGATGTTGCTCAGCGGCGTTGAGGAAGATAAGCAGAGCCGCAGCGAGTGGGAAACCACGATGTCTGAGGGCATTAAGCTGATGGGATTGAAGATCGAAGACCGCCAGACGCCGTTCAAAGGCGCGTGCGGCGTTTACGATCCACTCTTGGCTGAGGCTGTTGTGCGCTGGCAGGCTGTTGCCTGTGGTGAGCTGTTACCGGCCAGTGGTCCTGTTAAGACGCAGATCACGGGCGTAGCGAACGAGCAGCTTGAGGCGCAGGCGTCGCGGGTTAAGGACTTCATGAACCTTTACCTTACGGAATTGGCCCCTGAGTTCTACGAAGAGTTTGATCAGATGCTGTTCTGGTTGGCTTTGGTGGGCTCGACGTTCAAGAAAGTATATCAGGATCGGCTGCTGGGACGCCCGGTAAGCCGTTTTGTTTTGCCGGATAACTTTATTGTTTCGTATGGCACGACGGATTTGGAAACATCGCCACGTTTCTGCCACATTACGCCCATGACGCGCCGCAATTTCCGCTTGGCGCAGTTGGCAGGCGTGTATCGCGACATCAAGGTCGGCGATCCGCAGCCGGATGATGAAGGCCAGACGCCGATTCGTGCAGAGGTTGATGGCGTTCAGGGTGTTGAACCCGGCGCTGAAGGCACGGAAGAGTACCGGATTTATGAGGTTTATGCTGACCTGAATCTCGAAGGCTTTGAGAACGAGGATGGTATTCCTTTGCCGTATATCGTGACGATTGATGAGGGCAGCCGTAAGGTTCTGTCGATCTATCGGAACTATGAAGAGAATGACCCGACGTTTAAGCGTCAGGATTGCTTTGTTCACTATAAGCTGATGCCCGGCGTTGGCTTCTATGGCCTTGGCTATGCGCACTTGTTGGGCAACTCGGCGAAGACGGCTACATCAATCCGTCGCCAGCTGATTGACGCGGCGACGTTGAATAACTTCCCCGGTGGCTTGCGCGTTAAGGGCATGCGTCTGGACGACAACAACATCGGGATTGGCCCGACGGAGTTCCGTGAAATCGACACGGGCGGCATGCCGATTCAGAACGCAATCATGACGATGCCGTATAAGGAACCTTCGCAGGTTTCTTTGGCGCTGCTGAAGGAAACGTATGAGAGTGCGCGGAATCTTGCCAACACAGCCGAAATTGCGGTGGGTGAGGGCAGACAAGATGCTCCAGTTGGAACGACTGTGGCTCTTATGGAAGCGGCAACCCGACTCCAGTCGGCGACGCTCAAGCGGTCGCATAAGGCGTTCAATCGGGAACTAAAGATGATTGCGAATTTGTTTGGCAAGTATCTGCCAGACGAACCGTATCCATTCCCAGTTCGCGGCGGCATGTCGGCGATTATGCGGGAAGACTTCTCGGATAACATCGATGTCATTCCGGTAAGCGATCCAAACATTTCGTCGTCGGCGCAGCGCATGATGAGGGCTGAGGCCCTTTTGCGTTTCGCGACACAGCAGCCTGACCAGCACAATCTGCGCGAAGCCTATCGTCAGATGTATGTTGAGATGGGGATTCCTGAAGAGAAGATTGAAATGCTCCTGTTGCCTGAGCAGCAGAAGCCAAGGCCAATGGATCCGCTGTCTGAGAACCAGAACGCGCTGGTCGGCATCCCATTGATCGCTGGCGCGTATCAGGATCACGATGCGCACATCGCGGCGCACGCTCCGATTGCTGAAGAGAACCCAGCGCTGCAGGCGCACATTAATGAGCACTTAGCTCTGAAGATGCGCTTGCAGGTTGAGCAGATCATTGGGCAGCCGCTTCCGCCTCCCGGCCAGCCGCTACCACCAGAGATTGAGAACCAGCTTGCGGTTATGGTTGCACAGGCCATGCAGCAGCTTGCACCATCCTATAAGTCTCAGCCTCCCGGCCCAGACCCATTGCTTCAGGTGGAGCAGATGAAGGTTCAGCAGCGTGATGCTGATAGCAAACTTGACGCTCAAGTTCAAATAACTAAGGCGGAAATAGAAGCCCGGACTGACGCGGAAGACCGAGCTTCGAGAGAGCGGATTGCGGTAATGAAGCTGGAATCCGAAGCCCTGCGTAACAATGGAGGTTTCCAATGAAGATGACTGACATGCGGGCTAAGGCTCGTGCAATTTTCGGCCCAGCAATCGCTGAGCCAATGCCTAAGCAACCCAACGGTGCGAAGGCGCTTCAGGAGCGTGCGAACGCCCGCCCTATCCCTACCTATAAAGTTGGTGGCGTTGTAAAGAAGCAGAAGCCTCCCCAGCCGACCGCAGCTGAGCGCGCAGCAGATCGCAAGCGTCGCGAAGAGTATGCCAAGATGAAGGTGACGAAAGAACAGGGTGCAGCCATCGCCCGTGGTAATCGCGCTGCTGACATTGAAGGTGGCCGTTATAAGAAGGGCGGTAAGGTTCAGACATCTGCTGACACTGCTAAGAAGCTGGCCACCGAAATGGGCGGCATGAAAAAGGGCGGCAAGGCGAAGAAAGACGGACTCGCTGTCATGATTGCTATTGGTTCACCTATGAAGGGAATGAAGAATATGAAAAAACCAGTTAAGAAAGCTGTTGGTGGCCGCACTGAAGGTCGCAATATGAAGGGAACTCCAGTAGGCCCAACAGCCGGTCAAGTATCTGCTGCAATGCAGCGGATGATGGGGAATCAAGCTCTGGTCGCTCCAAAAAATGCGACTATTCAAGAAAAAATAGCTGTTGCTAAATCAATGCCTAGCACTGGAAAGGCGCGCTTTGTCGTAAATTACGACGCTACTCCGGTAGAACGCGGAACAGCTAAAACTAGGGTTGCTGAAATTAAAGCAGAAGCTGAGCGTCAACGTCGGAATGCTCCACCTCCGGACGTAATTCCACGGATGTTGCCCCCCGCCACTGGCCCCGGCTATAAGAAGGGTGGCGCAATTATGAAGAAAGCAGCGGGAGGTCGCACTGAAGGCCGCAACATGAAGGGGACCCCAATAGCCCCTACACAGGGTCAGGCAAACGCAGCTTACCTCCGAATGCAAGGAGTAAATGCGCTACAAGCTCCTAAAGGGGCAAGTAGCAAGGAAATAGATGCAATAGCTAATAAGTTAATGCGTGACGCTGGTGGGAAAAAAATTACCGGGGTTACGCAGTACATTGATACACCAGTAGCGCGTGGTACAGCCAAGAAACAGCTTGATGAAGTTAGGAGCAGGCCCATGCCCATGCCTGAGGAAATCAGGGTGGAGGCGCCAAAGAAGCCAAAGAATGTGGAGCCGGAAGCTCCTCGCACGCCTCCGCCTCCGCCACCTCCGCCACCTCCGCCGCCTCCGCCGGAAAAGCCAACCGGCTATAAAAAGGGAGGTGCGATGATGAAGCCTGTCAAGCGCGCTGCTGGCGGCGCTGCCAAAGTTCGCAAGGGCATGATGACGCCAGAGGGCAAAATAATTGCAGCCATGAACAAAATTCGCGGCAAGTAATGGGGGTCGCGACCGTGCCTTAACAGTGCGGTCGCGGACTACCTAGCTTTTGCAGAAGGTGGGCAAAGACTCACCACTGCAAAAAATTACCGGAGAAAAAAGTTGAGCGCAGAAGAGTTAAGCCGCAGAGCGGTTGAGCGTATCAGTGAGCTGCGAGATCGCGCCACAGAATACTCGTTAAATGCACGTTTTAGGCCGTCGAGCCAAGGGGAACGCTATTGCCCCGCGTCGTCGGCAGAAGAGATTGCCCTTCAGGTTCTGGAGGGGAATGCGTTGGTGCGTGGCTATACGGCTGCAATTCAGGTCATCGCCGACGAGTATAAGCGTATGATGCAGCCCGATGATGATAAAATACCGGAACAAAAAACAAGGAGTCATTACTAATGAACATGAGTAATATTGAACCGCATGAAGAAGAGCTTGCAAAGCAATTCATCGATGAACAGTTCGTAGAGATGACCGGCCAACCGTTCGATATGCGGCCAGCTGGGTATCTTGTGGCTGTAAAAATTTACATCCGCCCTGAAGAGTTGAAGACGATCAAGAAGGAAGACGGCACGGAAGTGACGCTTTACCTGCCTGACACGGTTCGCGCTGAAGACAAGTTCTCATCGGTTTCGGCCTTGGTGTGCGCGGTTGGACCGGAAGCCTATCAGGGTGAGAAGTTTGAGCGTTCAGGGCCTTGGTGCAAGGTCGGAGACTGGATCTTAATCCCACGCTACGAATCGACGATGGTTTCCTATCGTGGCGTTGCAATGGCTCTCTTGCCCGATGATCGCGTAATGGCTGTTATTACTGGCCCAGAAGATGTCGAATCCGGTAAAGCTGCTAACAATTATTAAGGAATAGAGCATGGATGAAGAAAACGAAATCCCAGAGCTTCCGTTAACGGAAGAAGGGCCGACCGAAGACATCGACATCGAGATAACCGAAGACGATCTCGGTGAGAGCCTAGCGGATTATCAGGAAGAGGAATACGAAGAAGAGCCTGAGGAAGAAGAGCCTGAGGCTGAGGAAGAGCAACCTGAAGAGGAAGAAGAGGAGCCTGAAGAAGAGGCTCCGAAGCGCAGGCGCTCTCCTGACAACCGCATAGCTGAGCTGGCCCGCAGGGCAGCTGAAGCTGAGCGTCGCGCACAGGAAGCTGAGTCTCGTCTGCAGAATGAAGCGCAGATGCGCCAGCAGTCTGACCTTGCGATGATGACGCACTACAAAAACAACCTCATCAACGAAGCTAACTCGGTTAAGCAGCAGCTTGTGGAAGCTCATTCTATGGGCGATAGCGAACAGATCATTGAACTGCAGAGCGTTTACTACAAATTGCAAAACGATCTGTCTGGGGTTGAGAATTGGGAAGCTGAGCAAAAAGTAACAGCTCCAAAGGTGCAGCAAGAGGCTCAGCAAAAAGCGCGGCCTCAGCCTTCACTAGAGCCTCGCACAGCTGGATGGATTCAAAAGAACGAGTGGTTTCAGCCACAGTCTCCTGAGTTCGATCCTGAAATGCACGAAGAGGCAACGCTGTATGCGCGCCGCATCGAGCGGCGGTATCGTTCCGAAGGTCGTGACGACGAAATTGGTGGCATTGATTACTTTACTGAAATCGACCGCCACATGCGCAAGGAATATCCTGACGCATTCTCAGCTGTATCAACCCCAAGCAAGAGGACTCCACCAATGTCTCGTGAGTCTAACGTCGCCCCTGTCCAGCGCAACGCGCCAAACCAACAAGGCAAAATAACTAAGTCCATCCGCCTCTCGGCTGATCAGCGTCGCATGGCGCACCAGCTGGCACAGTCGGGTGCAATTCGTAGCCCAAAGGGAGGTCGCATGACTGATCTTGAAGCTGAAAAATATTACGCAATTCACATGATGAAGCAAAATAAAGGAGCTTAAAAATGGCACGAGCATCAAGAATCTCGCAAAGCCGAGCAGCAGAATCACGCGAATCGGGTATGCGCAAGCGTCCTGAAACGCACTTCCAATCCAAGTTGTATGTTCCAAAGGACAAGATCCCTGCGAACATGACATATGCTTGGGTACGCGAATCAACCCTTAACGAACCCGATCCAGACAACATGACGGATCGCATGATCAAGGGCTGGGCTCCAGTTCCTGCGTCACGACACCCTGAAATGGTTCCACCTCCGCTTCCCGGCTATGAAGGCTTGGAAGTTCAGGTCATCCGTCGCGGCGGTCTAATGCTCTGCGAATGCCCAACACGGGACGTTCAAGAGCGTAACGAAGATCGTGATCTGGAAAACATCGAAACCCTGCAGGACGTGGCATGGACTGGTCAGAGCGACCCGAACCTTCCACGCTTCGAGGACAAAGACAGCGGCGTCTCGTTCGAGCGCGTCACGTCGTTTAAGGATTAACCTCCGGCCACAGTGCACTGATACGCGCTGTGGGAACTTCCCCCCGCTCACTCAACTGGGCGGGGGGTTTTTTTATGCTGTTGACGTAGGTATTGAATTAAGTTATTTCTGATGTCCTCGACGCAGGTCACGTATCCTGCACTTCGATAGTGGTCACGTACCCACTCCTTCGGCGGGTAGCCGTTCGATGTCGCGTCACGTATCGCGGTACCTAGCAGGCAGGTTAAAGCCGAATCATTCATTTTAGCATGGAGAAACCGTATGTCTTACGGAACAAATGCGCCTAATGGTTTTCAGCCCGTCAAGAAACTTGATGGATCTGCTTGGACTGGCGCGACCAACCCTTACCAAATCACAAGCACCTACGCGACTGCATTGTTCCGTGGCGACCCTGTAACAACTCTTGCTGACGGCACACTTGGCGTTGGCGTTGCTGGCGCAACCTGCGTTGGCGTGTTCTGGGGTGTTAAGTACACCGACAGCACTGGCGTCGTAAAGTTCATGAACTACTGGCCCGGCAACCCCGGCGTCCTCACCGGCTCTGTCGTTGAGGCTCTCGTGATTGATGATCCGAACACAGTGTTCTCGATTCAAGAAACCAACGCTTCTGGCGCAGCTGGCACCCCGCTTGCTCTTGCTGACCGTGGTTTGAACATCAACTTCCTGTACACTGCTGGTTCGACTTCGACGGGTTCGTCCGCCGTTTCGATCAACAACGCATCGGAAGCCGACACCAGCACGCTGAACTGCAAAATCCTCCAGCTCGACCCGACTCCGGGTAATGCTGTTGGCGCTTTTGCTAACTGGCTCGTTGTCCTCAACAACCACTTCTATCGTGGCGGCGTCACCGGCATCTGATAAGCCAGTAGGGAGAATTCAAAATGGCTATTAATACAACCGCAATCCGCGACCTGCTCCGGCCCGGTTTAGCCGCCGTATTCGGCGACTATCCAATGTACCCCGGTCAGTGGTCGGAAATCTTCGAGAAGCATTCGTCCGATAAGGCCGTTGAAATCGAAGTCGAAGTCAAGCTGCTTGGCTTGGCACAGATCAAGGCAGAAGGTGCCTCGACCGCTTACGGCGAAATGGGTCAACGCTATGTAACGAACTATGTAAACCGTTACACCAGCATTGGTTTCATCATCACCCGTCAGGCGATCAAGGACAACTTGTACCAATCGTCGTTCCCACTTCAGGCGAAGGCTCTTCGTCAGTCGATGGAACAGACCAAAGAAGTTCTCGGCGCATCCGTTCTGAACAACGGCTTCTCGTCGAACTTCCCAATTGGTGACGGCCAGCCACTGTTCTCGACGGCTCACCCCATCGAAAACGGTACGGTTGCCAACACCTTCTCGGTACAGGCCGACTTGAACGAAACGTCGCTTCAGGATGCCATCGTTGGCGTTCAGCGCTTCCGTGATGCTGCGGGCCTCCGCATCATGACGAAGCCTACGAAGCTCATCGTTCCAGCAGAACTGCAGTGGACCGCGACTCGCTTGCTGCAATCGCAGTTCCGCGTCGATACGGCGAACAACGACATCAACGCGATCTATAACAACTCGGCGGTTCCGCAGGGTCATCGCGTCAACATGTTCTTGACCGACACGAACAGCTGGTTCTTGCTCACCGACGCTCCAAACGGCTTCAAGCACTACGAGCGTGAAGCTCTCGAAACCGATGTCTACACGGACTTCGACACCGACAACCTCAAGGCGAAAGCCATTGAGCGTTATTCGTTCGGCTGCTCGAACTTCCGCGCAGGCTGGGGTTCGCAGGGCGCTTCCTAATCGGATAAGGGGGGTGGCATCCGTCACCTCCCTAACTATGGAGATAATTCATGACTCATTTCTCTGATGGTGTCCGGGCAGGTAGGAACTTTGCTAATAACGGTACTGCTTCGGAACCGGGTGTCTTCATGTCGCCAATCAATGTTTATAACATTGTTCCTGTGGCTTTGGATGCAGACGGTATTTGCGCTCAGCAGACACTGGCAGCAGCTGGTAACGCCCTGTTAAATGGCGCTCTGGCATCCGGCGGCACCGTTACACTTGACGTTCCTCGCAACGTCATTGTTGACGCTGCTGGTGCAGCCACGGCTGTTCTGACGGTTACTGGCACTGACGTTTATGGTATTCCAATGTCGGAAGCCATCACGTTGAATGGCGCGACCGCAGTTGCCGGTAAGAAGGCATTTAAGACGATCACTAGAATTGCGGCATCCATTGCAGCAACCGACTTCTTTGTCGGCACTGGTGACGTGTTTGGTCTTCCGATCCGTGCAGACAGCCGTAACTATGTGCAGACTGCTTGGGGTGGCGCGTTCGTGACTACCGGCACATTCGCTGCCGCTGACGCGACTGCAGCAACAACAACCACTGGTGACGTTCGCGGAACTTTTGCTCCTGCTGACGCTGCCGACGCTTCTAAGCGGCTGACGCTTTATGTATTCGTTGCTGATGACGATACTCAAACCGGCCTCTATGGCGTAACACAAGCCTAATGATTGGGGCGGCCTTCGGGTCGCCCTAGTTACATGGAGATTGTAATGCGGGCGAAGAAGGATTTTCAGCTCAAGGCTAAGCATAAGAACCCGAAGGGCGGCCTCAATGAAGCTGGCCGTAAGGCGTACAATGCAGCCACTGGATCGAACCTTAAGCGTCCGCAGCCGGAAGGTGGCTCTCGTCGTGACAGCTTCTGTGCCCGAATGACCGGCATGAAGAAGAAGATGACATCTGCCGAGACCGCTAAAGATCCGAATAGTCGGATCAACAAATCACTCAGAGCGTGGAACTGTTAACATGCGTGGAAAAAAGAATTTCATTGCCGAGGCTATAAAAAAACCCGGGGCACTTCGTAAAGCGCTTGGCGCTAAAGCTGGCAAGCCAATCCCTGCAGGTAAGCTGGAGGCAGCCGCTAAGGCGCCCGGTAAAATGGGCCAGCGCGCCCGCTTCGCTATGACTCTTAAAGGAATGAAATAATGCGCCCCATAACTGTAACGACATCTGACGCATCAGCTGGCACAAAAAACTCAACGTCGGTCATCATGGATTATTTCGGTAGCCCTGAAGTGTCGCTTCAGGTCGTAGTTACGGGCTCAGCTACTTGGACTGTGCAGCAGACGCTTGATAATCCAAATGCTGAAGGCGTAACGCCTACATGGTTTAACCACCCAGATACAGCGAACATGGTCACTCAGACTGTTAACCGTCAGGGCAACTACGCATATGTGCCAGTGGCCGTGCGCCTTCAACAAACTGCGGGTAGCGGCTCGGCTGTATTGACCGTTGTTCAGGCGGACATTCGTTCGTAATGTCAACCGGCCTGTACAGTGGCACGTCTGGCCTCGCCCTCGGCGTTGGATTGTATGCAGGCAACCCCGGTCTATGGGGCGGATCTGCTGGATTTGATGCTGGTCTTCAGGCGTCGCTGTATCTGAACTTCCTAGCCGGTGCGCCGCTTGACAGCCGCGTCACGTTCACACGCGGCAGCAATGCCACGCTGGTGGATAGCACGGGCAAGATCACTTACGCTCCGGCTAATTTGCTACTGCGCTCGGAAGAGTTTGACAGCGGTACTTGGAGTAAATCCAACTCAACCGTTACGGCTAACGCAACAACGGCTCCAAACGGAACGACTACGGCGGATAAATTAATTGAAAACGCGACGGCTAACATTCATTTTGCAAGTCAGTCGATTACCGCCCTTTCTCCTGCCAGTAATTCTTATATGGTTAGCGCCTACGTTAAGGCGGGTGAGCGCAACTATGTGACGTTAGGCCTGTCTGACATTTCAGTCGGCAGTCGATACGCGGTTGCAGTGTTTGACTTAAACACTGGAGCCACCATGACAACTGGCGCGCAGGGCACTGGGTACGCGGTTTCAAATGCTACAACGGTTGCGGTAGGTAATGGCTGGTATCGTTGCTCTGTTTACTGCACCGCAGGAACTACCGTTTCATTTTTGGCCGCTGCCGTAGGTGTTAACCAGACCGGTGTTATTACTGGAACAACTGCTGGTGGCTTTCAAAGTTACACAGGTGACGGCACAAGCGGCATCTTCGTCTGGGGCGCACAGCTAGAACCAGTAACCTACCAGACCACCCCGTCCACCTACGTAGCCACAACCACAGCGGCATATTACGGCCCGCGCTTTGATTACGACCCTGTAACGCTTGCGGCAAAGGGCTTGCTGATCGAAGAGCAGCGGACGAATTTGGTGTTGCAGAGTCAGACGTTTGACGCCGCGAGTTGGACGAAAGACGCAGGAGCGGTTACGGCTAATGCAACGACAGCGCCTGATGGCACTTCGACTGCTGATAAATTTGTGGCTACCGCGACCACCGCGTTTCATGGTCTATACCAATCCGTAACAGGGACGGTGGCAAGCTATACCTATTCGGTATACGCAAAGGCTGCGGAATACAGCAAATTGCAACTTGCAAATGGCAGTGGAGGTACTTGGTCAGCCACGTTTGATCTAGCGACCGGCGCGACCATTGCTACAGGCGGAACAGCCGTGTTGTCGTCTAACATTCAGTCTGTCGGTAACGGCTGGTATCGCTGCGCGGTTACATTTACTGGCGCGGCGGCTAATACTGCTCATTCAGCGACTGGCTACCCAAACACAGGTGCTACGCTGAATAACTTTGGTGCGTCCTACACAGGTGACGGCACGTCTGGCATCTTCCTCTGGGGCGCACAACTAGAAGCAGGCTCCTTCGCCACCAGCTACATCCCCACAGTTGCCAGCCAAGTAACGCGCAGCGCAGACAACGCGTCGATGACAGGCACGAACTTCTCTAGCTGGTATAACCAGACTGAGGGGACGTTTGCTACGCAAGTTAGTTTATTAAATATCTCATCAGGCCATCTTTTGACTGCGTTTCAAGGTTATAGCGATTTGATGCGAATTAGACCGCTTAGTTCTATACCCACCGCAAATATTACTGTTGGCGGCGTTTCTCAGTTTGACTCAACGTCGCAAGGGTCGTTAGGCGCAATAACAACCAATGAAATTTTTAGTTCTGCATTAGCCTATAAGCAAAACGACACTTCGTTTGCGGCAAAAGGAGTGTCTGTTCCAACGGACACATCTGTAACTTTGGTTGCCGCTCCATCCCGATTAGCCATTGGGTCGCTGGATAATTCTGGTTCTGGAAACATGAGCGGCCACATCCGCTCAATCACATACTACAACACGCGGCTCAGTAATGCCACGCTCGTGAGTTTGACAGCATGACACAGGATTTATATCTTAAAGCTGCCACCGAAAAGGACATGAACGCCGCTTTGCTTGAGGCTGGCGTCATCGACGATGAGGGCAACCCAGTAAACGATTTCTTGGTTGACCAGATCGGGCCCTTTACGAAAGTCATTGGCTACGACGAAGAAGGCCAGCCGATTGAGGAGTATTATCCCGACTGGCACACCAACCTTCGCGGCGATTTCGACGAGGCGCAGTTGGCTTTGCTGACGCCATTGACCGTTGAACCAACAATACCGTATAGAGTATGGGCATAAATAGGAGTTTATTATGATTCTTCGTAGATACACAAACGCAAATGGTGACCAGCAGGAAGTTATTCTCTCAAAGGAAGATTGGGAGAAGGTGACTGAAGAGTCGCTGGAAATGATGCTTGGCTTTAAGAAGGCTCCTGCAGCAAAGGCTGAGCCTGAGCCTGAGCCTGAGCCTGAGCCTGCCGCTGAAGAAGCTCCTGCCGCTGAAGAAGCTCCTGCTGCTGAAGAGGCTCCTGCTAAGAGCAAGAAGTAATGCGCGGACGCAAAGAGTCGCGTGTGAATGAGGCCGGGAACTACACGAAGCCCGGCCTCCGCAAGCGCCTGTTTGAAAGTATCAAGGCTCGCGAGACTCAAGGCACTAAGGCAGGCCAATGGTCAGCCCGTAAGAGTCAGCTTCTAGCTAAGTCATACAAAGCCAAAGGTGGCGGATATGCCGATTAGAAAGCCTCAACAGTCCCTGAAGGACTGGACTGATCAGAAGTGGACTACCAAGTCTGGTAAGCCGTCCAGCAAAACTGGTGAGCGCTATCTTCCCAAAGATGCCATTAAATCGCTGACGCCGGCTGAATATGCTGCTACAAGCAAAGCCAAGCGTGAAGGTAAGAAGGCTGGAAAGCAGTTTGTAGCCCAGCCTAAATCTATCGCTAAGAAAACGGCGAGGTTCAGATGACCACTAGCGGACAATATACGTTTGGCACGACCGAACAGATCGATATTATAACCGAAGCGTATGAGCGCGTCGGTCGTAATCCTGCATCTCTGGCATCAAATGACATCGATAGTGCGCGCCGCTCCATCAATTACATGTTCTCGGACTGGGCAAATAATGGGCCAAACCTGTGGGCTGTTGACCTTCAGAGTATAGTTCTGACTCCGGGAACGCTGTATTACGATCTGGAGCCGCGCACAGTTTCATTACTTCAGGTTTACACCCGCACCACATCTGGGGGCATCAACACTGACCTGATGATGTCGCCGATTAGCCGGGCGGAATACGACGCAATCCCAAACAAGGCGCAGCTTGGCCAGCGCCCGTTTCAATACTATTTCCAGCGCACCATCACCCCGCGCCTGTACATCTGGCAGGCTCCACAGGATGCAGGCGTCACATTATTCTATCACCGCATGAAAATCCAAGAAGATGCCGGCGAGTTCACTGATAGCATGGATGCGCCAAACCGCTGGATGGAAGCTATCGCTGCCGGCCTTGCTGCTAAGCTCGCGGTAAAGTTCGCGCCTGACCGCCTTAGTTTTCTTCAGGGCTTAGCGGATAGTTCATACGACCGCGCTGCAGCTGAAGATCGCGAAAAGGTTCCTCTGCGTATCACTATTGATACTTGGAATTACTAATGCAGTACGGATTCGGACGCGGTAAAAAACACCGGACGCAACCGGATTTTGACGCCAAATCGCCACGCGGTCTTGCTATCTGTGATGGCTGTGGCTTCATGGTTCAGCATACTGAGCTACGTCAGAAGCACGACTATCGTGGCGGCTCTGTACCAGTTGGCCTGAGTCTTCGTGTATGCGCTTCTTGCGATGACGTGCCTCAGCCATATTTCAGTCGCTTACTTTTGCGAGCTGATCCTATACCGCTGAAAAATCCTCGCCCGGATTCGCAGGATGCACAAACGAATGCTCAGGAAACCGCTGCTAATGCGGAATCCGTTTATCTTAACATTTTATATGGACTTGCATAATGGCCAACGTAAAGATCCCAGACCTTACAGCAGCCTCTACTCCTCTTGCGGGAACTGAGCTGCTTGAAATTGTCCAGAGCAGCAACAGCCGCAAGGTGGCCGCTTCCGACATCGCAGCTACTGCGACCAATGTTCGCACAGTTCCTACGGGTGGTACTGGCGCGGCAACGCTGACAGGCTATGTCAAAGGCAATGGAACGTCGGCGATGACGGCGGCGGCGACCGTACCCGTGGGAGACATCTCTGGTACACTTCCCGTTGCAAGCGGCGGCACTGGGGCTGCAACGCTGACAGGCTACATCAGTGGCAATGGCACGTCGGCGATGACGGCAGCGGCTACGATTCCATTCGCGGATCTTGCAGGGCGTGCGTTTGCGGAGCCAATAAGTACAGCTGACCAGACTGGCAACGTGTCTGCAGCTACTGCCATTACATTCAACACCGATCTTACCGGCACTGGTATCAGTGTCGTTGCCAGCACTCAGATTACGTTTACTGTCGCTGGTACGTACATGCTTGCGCCGTCCATCCAGTTTTCAAACTCTGCCGCCGCTGACCACGACGCGACTGTCTGGTTCCGTAAGAATGGAACCAATATCGCCAACTCAGCCACAATCTTGACAGTTCCAAAGACGGGAGATGGCGGCACTGCTGTGTTCAGTTTGTCGTTTTTTGATACAGTAACTGCAGGCCAATACATTGAAATTATGTGGCTTCCTGAAAACATAGCTGTGACAGTTGAGGCTATAGCAGCCGGTGCAATCGCCCCAGCTATCCCATCAATTATCTGCCCTGTAATACGGATCGCATAATGATTGAGCAGCTCATCAGCCGCGTATTCTACGCCCGCAACCTCTCTCACTTTGCTCATTGGCGCGCCAAGGGTGATGGCAGCTACGCAAAGCACAAGGCGTTGGGTAAGTTCTATGACGGCGTAATTGACGCTATTGACCCGCTAGTTGAGGCTTATCAGGGCGCGTATGAGCTGATTGGAGCTATTCCAGTTCCCGGCGAAATGGAAAAAGATATTCTGAAGTGTCTTGAATCCGACGCCGAATGGATCGAAAAGAACCATGAGAAGATCTGCAAGGGTAACCGCGCAGTTGGCAATCTGGTTGATACGGTAACAAGCGTGTATCTCTCTGCAATCTATAAGCTGAGGAACCTGAAATAATGGATTTCGACATCGACACCATAATCACCGTCATCGGCTTCATCGGAGGCCTGATTACCGTGTGGGTGAACCTCAACAGCAGACTGACGCTGCTTGAGGCGCGCCTTGGCTTTGGTGACGAGAAGTTCAACGGCATCGATAAGAAGTTCGACGAGGTGATGATGCACCTTCGCCGGATTGAAGATAAATTGGACAACAAAGCGGATCGGTGATGAAGTGGTTTCTACTACCCCTCGCGGCTTTGGCCCTCATGGGCTGCAAAGATCGCTATCGGTATGACTGCCAAGACCCAGCTAACTGGCAGGATGAACTTTGTAAGAAGCCTAAGTGCATTGCTATGGGCTACTGCACTGAGTGGTTGATAGATACAGGTGAGAAAGAAGTTGTCGAGGAAGGTTAAATACTGGTCGCCGGAAGAACTGTTACGTTTCATTGTCGGCGTTGTCCTGTCGTTTACGTTGATGTTTATTGTGGCGACTGTACTATATTCGCTGATATTCGTATCGCAGCCGATGGAGGGACAGTCGCCCAACGATGCGGAGTTTTTTAAGCTGATTAACCCGATAGCTACATTTATTGTCGGGGCATTGGCAGGGCTTATGGCGGGGCAGGGCAGCGGATCTGTAAAGCCAAAGCCCCCAGAGAAGGGAGAAGAAGATGAGTTTCCTAAAGAGCTTTGAAAGCAATAAGGATGGCGTCAACGATACCATAGAGTTTGTTATCCGCGTGGCAATCGTCACGCTGTCGGCAGTTATCCTTGTCGTCGTACTGGCGTTGGCCGTTGGTCTGTTTATGCCTAATGACATGATAGAAAGCGCCGCCATCCTTGAGATGGTTAACCCTGCCTTCCAGACAATCATCGGTGCTTTCGTCGGTTTGCTGGGTGGCCTGAGCTTGAATGCGAATGCGCGTGACAAGGCAGAGCCTGATCCAGAAGAGTCTGCGCCAGAGGAGCCAGAACCCGCTCCAGAGCCTACGGCCCCGCCGCCTGCCCCTGTGGTGGCGCCTGAGCCAGAACTCGAACTGGCTGATCCTGTCGAAGAGGATGACGATGACGACGATCTGGAGCCTTGGGAGAAGTACCGCAACGACTTGCGCTATGACGCCAACGGTGACGGTGTGGTTGATGAAGAAGACTTTCCAGATTGGCGGAGGGCTGGACAATGAGCCTTGTAAACCTTCAGAAAAAGATTGGAGTAACCGCAGATGGTGCATTCGGTCCGGGTACGCTTAAGGCAGCTGCGGCTTTCTATAAATTGTCACCTAATCGGGCTGCGCATTTCTTTGCTCAGACGGCGCATGAATCGGGCAACTTCAAGGCGTTCAGCGAAAACCTAAACTACGGTGCGAAGGGCCTGCGCGGCATCTTTCGTAAATACTTCCCAACCGATGCTCTGGCCAAGGCCTACGAACGCAAGCCTGCAAAGATTGCCAACCGTGTCTACGGCAACCGCATGGGTAACGGCGACGAAGCGTCAGGCGAAGGTTTCGCTTTTCGCGGCCGAGGAGCCTTACAACTCACTGGAAAATTTAACTATTCTGAGTTTGCTAAATACGTGAACCGCCCAGACATCATGGACAATCCTGACCTTGTTGCCACAGAACTGGCCTTTGAAAGTGCCCTTTGGTTTTTTGACAAAAACAAGCTATGGTCAATCTGTGACCAAGGCATCAATGATGCTGCAATTGTCGCGTTGACCCGCAAAATTAATGGCGGTCAACACGGAATTGAAGATCGAAAAGCCAAGACCAAGAAGTATGCAGGGTGGCTTTAAATAACATGACTCCAAGTCCGTCCTTCTTTCATCGCTTGGATTGCCCCTTTGGTTAATCCAAAATGGTTTGCAACCTTTTGCGCCGATAGACCTGATGAAAGCAAGACGCGGGCTTGTCGCACAATATCATCGTTCATCTTAGCTTTTCCGTTTTGAACGCCTTTAACAAAGCGTGCCCTGCCAGCTTCATGTTGAAACAGGGTATTTTCTTGCAACGTGCAATATCTTAAATTTGAAATTCTATTGTCTGTTTTATCGCCATTGATATGATCAACGCTTAAATCTGATGGACCAACAAATGCCAGCATCACCAAACGATGCACGAAAAAAACCTTACCAACATTATTATGCCACAAACTGACCCGAAAATATCCACGCGAATTTGAAAGTTTACTAAACCTTTCTGGTAGGGTAAACTCCGCATTAAGATTTCTGGCTTTGCGCTCAAGTCTTTTGACGCGACCAAGGTCACTAACAGCATAAAGGCCATCATATTCCGGTATTGTTTTCCAAGTTTCTATCATGGATAAACGATAGCACATGGTTTTAATGTTGTAAACATAGGAGAGTACTTATGGTTAATCTGAAGAAACTGATCCAGAAAGAAGCCGAGAAAACAATCGTCAACAAAGCCGTAGGCAAGATCCTGCCAATGGAAGGCGCACCGAAGCTGACGCTTATGGCTAAGATTATGAACGTCAAGGGAAGGCTGACAGTGGCGATTGCTGCTGTTGCAGCTTTAGTTGCGGCTGTTTCTGAATTGATGTAAGGATCATCTCATGGCCACCGCGATGACGTATACCAGCTTGCTCGACGACCTCCGGAATTATCTGGAGCGTGGAGCTACGCTGGCTACCGACCCTTCGGTTTATGTGCAGCTCCCAAGTCTTGTGGGGCTTGCTGAACGTCGTCTCGCGAGAGAGCTTAAGGTCCAAGGGCTGGTCGCTGTCGTGAATTCTACGATGACTCAGGGGCAGGCGACATATCCAAAGCCTGACCGCTGGCGTGAAACCGTCAGTATGCGTGTCGGAACTGGCGCTGGCTACAATACGACGCAGGAGATCTTCCCGCGTGCTTACGAATATATGCGGCAGTATTGGCCAAACCAGACTCTCACTGGGACGCCTAGATTTTATGCTGACTATGACTATCAGCACTGGTTCTTTGCGCCAACGCCATCAGATGATTTTCCTTATGAGCTAATTTATTATGAGCTGCCACCGCTTCTCGGTGATGACGTTCAGACGAACTGGTTCACGGAATATGCGCCTAACGCGCTGCTCTACGCCTCACTTATGGAAGCCGCTCCGTTCCTGAAGAACGAAGAGATCATTCCAATTTGGCAAAGTTTTTATGACCGTGCTATCGCGGCGCTTAATGGTGAGGACATTCGCCAAATCGTTGATCGCGGCATTGTTCGCAGGGAGGACTAATAGTGCCCAGTTTCACAAATACTTTTGGTGGCACAGTCGTCTATCCGGCTGATGTAAGCTATCGCGCAGTAGCCCTGACAGCAAACGTCACGCTAACGTGGCCGACTGAGCTTGCAACAGACAGCAACGTGGTTGCGTCCATCATGGATGTCACACCGTCTGGTGCTGGCCTCACAATCCGTATGCCGGATGCAACGCAGGCGAGCGTCGGACAGACCGCTTTGTTCTTCAACGTCGGCGCGTCTTCGTTCACTGTCGCTGATAACAGCGGCAACACAATCCAGACGATTGCAACTGGCGAAGCATGGCAGATATATCTCACGGACAACACGACTCTTAACGGTACGTGGCGTCCAATTCAGTATGGTGCTGGCACATCATCCGCATCTGCAAGCGCGCTGGCTGGCGCTGGCCTCAAGGCAATCACGACGACGCTAAATCAGTCTGCTCCCACGACACTGCTGTCGGCTGACTATACGCTCACATCCGTTGACCGCGCTCGCGTAATCATCTGGAATGGCGGTGCTGGCACGTTTACGATGCCGTCTGCTTCTGTGGCAGGCAATGACTGGTTCTTCGACGCACGTAACTCAGGCACTGGCGGCCTTACGATTCAGCCTGCAGGCGGTGAGTTAATTAACGGTCAGGCCAATTTAGTATTCAATCCCGGTGACAGTGCGCGCATTATAACTGACGGGATTAACTTCTACACGATTGGCTATGGACAGAGCTCGACGTTCTCGTTCGATTATGTGTCGATCAGCCTGACTGGTGAAACCAGTCCTTACACGTTATCTGGCACAAACCTGAACCGTATTGCCTACCAGTTCAGCGGTATACTGACCGCCAACATGCAGATCATTGTTCCAAACACAATTCAACAATACTGGATTCGGAACACTACGACTGGAAGCTACACGCTTACGGTTAAGACATCCGGCGGTACGGGTGTAGCTGTTGTGCAGAATGGCGCTGCAATCATGTACTGCGACGGCACGAACGTCGTTGAAGCAGATACGAATAACCTTAGTTCGCCGGTTGCCGTATCTCAGGGCGGTACGGGTGCGACGAGTGCCGGAACCGCTTTGGTTAACCTCGGCGGAACATCGCTTGGCATCGGCGTATTCACAGCAGTAAACGCAGCTGTGGCACGCGCTTCACTTGGTGCAGCAGCATCCGGTGCGAACGCTGACATTACCTCGCTCACCGGCCTTACGACCGCACTCAGCGTTGCGCAGGGTGGCACTGGCCAGACGAGTTACACGAACGGCCAGCTGCTGATTGGTAACACGACCGGCAACACGCTGGTTAAATCGACGCTGACGGCTGGCACTGGTATAAGCATCGCGAACGGCACAGGCTCGATCACAATCTCTGGTACGGGCCCCGACACGTTCCCGGGCGTAGGCATTGCTTATTCGACTGGCACTGCTTGGGGTACGTCTTACACCACCAGCGGTACTGGGACGACGATTGCGCTTTCGGCTAGTCCTGCTCTGACTGGAACGCCAACCGCGCCGACAGCGACTGCTGGCACGAATACGACGCAGATTGCAACAACGGCATATGTCGTTGGCACGGCCTTCTCCTCTGCTCTTCCGGGCCAAGCTGGCAATGCCGGCAAGTACGTGACCACTGATGGCACGACAGCTAGCTGGGCTTTTATACCAGCGGGCGGCATCTCTTACACAGCGGTAAAAACCTCTAACTATTCTGCTGCCGTCAATGACGGGGTGCAGACAGACACTAGTGGCGGATCCTTTACGGTTACGCTCCCCGCCACTCCGGCTGTCGGCGATCAAGTTATTGTTACCGATAGCGCTGGATCGTGGGCCACAAATAACCTGACAGTCGGGCGTAATGGCTCGACTATTGAGGGAACGGCAACCGATCTAATCTGCAACATTTCCAGCGTCAGCGTGCAACTGGTTTACAGCGGCACGACTTGGGATGT